AACAATTATTCGGTTCTACACAAGAGGGTGCAAAAGCTTTTGATGTAATGGCAAACTTTGCCGCAAAAGTTCCATTTTCACTAGAGCAAATACAACAAGCATCAGGAAACCTTGCAGTTGTTGCTGGTGATGCAAACCAATTATCAAAAATATTAGAGATTACAGGTAATGTAGCGGCAGTAACAGGATTAGATTTTGCTACAACAGCAGAACAAATACAAAGATCATTTGCTGGTGGTATAGCTTCAGCAGATATATTTAGAGAACGAGGTGTTAGAGATTTATTAGGATTTAGTGCTGGTGCAACTGTTTCAGCAGAAGAAACAATAAAAGCTTTTGAAAAAGTCTTTGGTCAGGGTGGAAGATTTGGAAAAGCAACTGATGAATTAGCAAACACATTTACAGGTACTTTATCTATGTTAGGTGATAAATTATTTAACTTCAAAAGAGGTGTTGCTGGTGAGGGATTTTTTGATGAATTAAAAAAACAATTTAAAGATTTAAACAAATTTATAGAAAATAACGCAAAAGATTTTGAAGCAATAGGTAAAGCCATAAGTAAAGTTTTAACTGTTGCAGTAAAAGCATTTGCGGCGGCAGTAAGAACAGTAGGTAAAGTTGTAGGTTTTTTAAGACGGCAAGTTGAAAATTTATTAAGAGCATTAGGTAAAGATATTCCTGTTGTTATAGAGATACAAAAAATACCTGATGCAATAGATAGTGCCAATATAAAACTTGGAAAACAACAAACATTATTTGAAAAAATTAGAGATGGTATAAAAAAACAAAATGATGCTTTTGATATATCAAAAGAAATAGTAGGAAGCATAACTAAATCTGTTGGTTCAATATCAAAAAGTTTAGCTGAAGCATTGGTATTAGGAAAAGATTTAAACGCATCACTTAAACAATTAGCACAATCTATTTTAGTTGAAATCATTGCAAAAACTATTGAGAGGATAGCATTGTTAGGTATTGAAAAAGCAATTACATTTTTATTAACAGACAAAGAAGCAAAGAAAAATAATCTTATAGGACAACAAAATGCACAACTGAAACAACAGATCGCTTTACAAGCTATATTGATGGCTATGGGTGGCGGTGGAGGAGGTGGTGGAGGATTACCTTTTTTAAATAAAGGTGGTTCAGTAAGAAAAAATCAACCTGTAATAGTTGGTGATAGTGCTTCAGGTAGAGGTGGCGAATTGTTTATACCAAACTCAACAGGTCAAATAGTTCCTAATTCAAGACTTAGTTCAAGAGGTGGTGCTGTAAATGTTAATTTTACAATCAATGCTGTTGATGCAAGTGGTATTGATAGGTTATTAGTTGAAAGACGAGGAACTATATCAAGAATTATAAACGAATCAGTTAATGAAAGAGGGAGTAGTAATTTAATCTAATGTCAGGTGCTTTTCCTATATCTAATTCTGCATTCTCTACAATGGGAATCAAATCAATTCAAACTACAATTATTTCTAAATCAGATAGTGGTAAAAAATTAGCAAGACAAATTGACGGACAAAGATTTGCTTTTACTGCAGAAATTATAACTGCAAAGAGATCAGATGTGTATGGAGAACTTATGGCTTTTATTATCAAACAAAGATCAGGTAAAGAAAATTTTACAATTATTCCACCTGAGATACAAAATGCTAGAGGTTCTGAAACAGGAACAGTTTTAGTAAACGGAGTTCACGCAGTTGGTGATACAACAATAGCAATGGACGCATTCGCTAGTGATGGTGCTGGGCGATTTAAAACGGGAGACTTTATTAAATTCGCCTCGCACAATAAAGTATATATGGTTGTTGCAGATGTTACTTCAAGTTCAAATGCCGCTACTGTTACGATTGAACCACCACTTACAACGGCTTTAGCAGACGATTCAGAAGTAACTTATGACAATGTTCCTTTTACTGTATTTTTAACAAATGATATTCAAGAGTTTGGAGCAGTAGGTGCAGACAAAGATGGTAATGTTTTATATTCATTTCAATTAGATGTAGAGGAAGCTTTGTAATGAAATATTTAGTAAGACATTGGATTAATGTTGATATGATAGCTGAGGAAGTGATTGACGGAGATGGTGTAGATTTAAAAACAAATAATATAGGAAAACACGAAGAACCATCTGATAAAGCAAGTTATATCGTGTCGGATTATATAAAAGTAAAAAGGAGAACAATAGAAGATTATGACGAGAAGTCTGACGACAGCGATAAAAAACGAATTAGCGACTAATGATCTTAGACCAATTCATCTTATTACAATCGGTTTTAGTAGCCCTGTCAATATTACTGATTGTTCATTTCCTTTAACAAGTTCTGTTTCAGGTTCAAGTGTAACTTACGCATCATCTAGTTTTGTGATGGGTATATCTAATTTCTCAGAAGAAGTTGATATTACAAAAACAACTTTAAATCTTGGTTTATCAGGTGCAGACCAAACATTTATATCTACTGCATTAAACGAAAATGTAGTCAATGATTCAGTAACAATCCATAGAGGATTTTTAGATGACTCTAATGCTTTGATAGCAGACCCATTCTTACTTTATAAAGGCACAATAGATACTTTTGAAATATCTGAAAAAGGTTCAGATAGTAATATCATATTTAAGATCGTATCTCATTGGGCAGACTTTGATAAACTTAATGGTAGAAAAACAAACAATACATCTCAACAAAGATTTTTTAGTACAGATGTTGGTATGGATTTTTCAAGTCAAACTGTTCAAGATATAAAATGGGGTAGAGCATAATGGAACAGATTATAAAACTATTTCAAACTTTTGATAAATATAAAGATAATTCGTATCAAGAATTATATTATCACATTTTACCATCAATAAATTTAGAGCAATACAAAATTTTTAAAGATGAAAAAGGTTTATATGGTTTTGTTAATTGGGCAAAGTTAAGCAATAAAGACGAAGATCAATATAGTCAAACAGGACTATTATATAAAAATCAATGGAACACAGGTAAAAACATTTGGTTATATGATATTGTAATTATTAGAAAAGCAAAAGAAGTAATGAGATGGGTTTATAATTATTTCAAAGGATATTTAGAAACTAATCAATCTATTAATTGGTTGAGATTAGATAAAGATAATAACATTTATAGAGTTGGTAAAAAATACAAAAGGGAGTTTCATAATTAAATGGGTGGTGCAGTAAAAAAGATAGTTGAGTTTCCAATAAAAGTTGTAAGTAAAGCTTTGTCTTGGATTATACCTCAACCTGAGATACCTGAGTTTGGAGAGACAGATTTTGATTCTTTTGAAAAGGGTATTCTATTAAACAAACAATCAAATGATGCAAATATTCCTGTTGTTTATGGTGAAAGACTATTAGGTGGAACTAGAGTATTTTTAGAAACATCAGGAACTGATAACGAGTTTTTATATATGGCATTAGTTCTTTGTGAGGGAGAAATAAACTCAATAGAACAGATTAGAGTAGATGACAAAGTTGTAACATTTGATGGTGCATTTGCAGACAACACACAAAGATCAGTTGCTAGTTCAGATAGTAATTTTTACAAAGATGCTGTTTCATATATTACCATAGAACCACATTTAGGTTCTGATAGTCAAAGTGCATCTAGCTTACTTTCAACATTATCAAGCTGGGGAAGTAATCATAAATTATCAGGTCTTGCATATTTAGCTTTGAAGTTCAAATGGAATCAAGATATTTTTGGTGGAATACCAAAAGTACAAGCTAAAATAAAAGGTAAAAAAGTTGTAACTTTAGCTTCTGATTTATCTGAATCATCTCCTACATTTTCTGCAAATCCAGCTTTTTGCTTATTAGATTATTTAAGAAATGAAAGGTATGGAAAAGGTATTGCTACAAGCGACATTGATTTACAAAGTTTTAGAGATGCCTCACAAGTTTGTATTACACAAGTTACACCCTTTTCAGGTGGTAGTGATATAAATTTATTTGATTGTAATGCAGTATTAGATACATCAAAAAAAATTATAGAAAACACAAGAATATTACTCAGAGGTTGTAGAGGGTTTTTACCATATACATCAGGAAAATATAAATTAGTTATTGAAACAACAGGTTCAGCTTCTATTACACTTACAGAAGATGATATATTTGGTGGATATAGTTTAGCAAGTGAAGATAAAAATAATAAATATAACAGAGTCATAGTTTCTTTTGTAAATCCTGATAGAAACTTTCAAGTAGATGAAGTTCAGTTTCCACCAATAGATGACTCAGGTTTAACAAGTGCAGACAGACACTCAACTATGAAAACGGCAGATGGTGGTTTTTTATTAGAGGGTAGATTTGATTTTCAAACACTCACAAGCCCATATCAAGCAGAAGAAATGGCAGAGATTATTTTAAGGAGATCAAGAGAAGCTTTGAAGTTAAATATCAATGCTGGTGGTAATGCTTATGATTTAGCCATAGGAGATATTGTTAATATAACACACTCATCATTAGGTTTTTCTGCAAAAGCTTTTAGAGTAAATAGCATATCATTTAACGAAGATTTTACAGTTGGTTTGAACCTAATTGAACATCAAAACTCTCATTATACTTTTGCAACAAAAGGGCAAGTATCAAGTACACCATCAACTAATTTACCTGACCCTTTTACTATACAACCACCAGCTAGTATTACTTTATCAGATGAAATGATTGAATATGCTGACGGAGTTGTTTTAACAAGATTGAATATTCTTATAAGTGCATCACCTGATTCGTTTGTTCAATACTATCAAGTTGAAGCTAAAAAAACATCTGAGTCTAATTTTAAAATTATATCTAGTGGAACAGAACTAAGACATGAGTTTCTTAACGTAATTGATGGTGAAAACTATACAGTAAGAGCAAAAGCCATTAATGCTTTAGGAGTATCATCAACATTTACGTCAGCTACTCATACTGTTGTTGGTGCAACAGAAACACCAGCAGACGTTACAGATTTATCTGTATCTTTAGTAGGTTCAAATCAAATGGAGTTATCTTGGACTCCTGTTGCTGATTTAGATATAAGCTGGTATGAAATAAGATTTCAAAATGTTACAAGTGGTGCTACATGGAATGAAAGCACACCGATAGCAAAAGTAGTAAGGAGAAAATCAAATGCCTTAGTTGTAAATGCCCAAATTGGGTCTTATTGTATTAAAGCAGTAGATAAGTTAGGTAACAGTTCTGCAAATGCTTCGATTGTATCAACTAACATTTCTTCTTTAGCAAACTTTACAAATGTTTTAACTTTGAGTGAATAATGGCAGATTTTAATGGAACAAGAGATAGTAGTGTAGCAATATCAACAGACAATGTTGGAAGAAAAGTTTTGATATTAGACACGATTACACAAACAGATAGCTTAGTAGGAAATATAGATTCTGCTGAGGGTAACTTTGATTTAGGTGGCACAGACTCTACATCAAATCCTACAAATTTTGGTGGTAATGTAAAAGCTTCAGGAGAGTACACTTTTTCTAACACTCTTTCATTAGATGCTATTTACGATACAACTTTAGGTGCTGTTATTGGCATGAGTTCTGAAGATGAATACGATCTATTTGATTCAGGTAGAGGTGCAACTAATTTTGAAGATGCAAAAGCACCTTTTGACGGAAGCCCTGAAATACAATGTGGTGCAGAAGTAACTGTGGGTTCAGATAATACTAGCTTAGATAATATAACAAGTTTTCAAAAGATTGCTCAACAAAGCACTATCAAAGGTAGATTTTTTAAATTTAAATGTAAGATTACAAGTGATGATAATAAAGTTCGTGCAAAAGTTCATACTCTACAAGCACAAGTAAATATGGAAAAAAGAACTGAAGCTGGGCAAGATGTGGTCTCAGATGCTTCAGGCACAACGATTACTTTTGTCAATTCTTTTTATGCGACTCCAAGTATTGGAATATCAGCACAAGGATTACAAACAGGAGACTATTATCAAATTACAAGTAAATCAAAAACTGCCTTTACAATAAGGTTTTATAATAGTAGTAATACAGGAATAAGCAGAACATTCGATTATCAAGTTGTAGGACATGGCTTGAAATCAACAAGCTAAAGGAGTATAAACAGATATGAGTCAAGTTTCAGATGTAGTATTAGCCAATCAAGGATTTGCAAGTTTCAGAACGGAACTTAATAATATATTAGGTGCTTTAAATTCTACTCATGTTGGAAGTTCAAGACCATCATCTGCTGTTGCTGGAAGTCTTTTTGTAGATAACGCAACAACAAATGTATTAAAGGTAAAAATTTTTGATGGCTCAGATGACGTAGAGTTATTTCAAATTAATACATCAACAAATGCGGTGACGAGTACAATGTCAGTAACAGGAACAATATCTGAAACTGACCCAAATGCTCTACCACTTGCGATAGCTTTAGGATAAAATTATGGCAAATACATTTAAAGTAAAAACTAATGGAGCAATGCCAGCAAGTGCTGGAACACCTCTAACTTTGTACACAGGAAAATCCTCTACAACAACAGTAGTAATTGGTTTGTTACTTTGTAATATTCACACAGCTTCAGTTACAGCTAGTGTAAAAATAGAATCAGATACATCAGACACAGAAACTAATGAAACAGTTTTTGTTGTAAAAGATGTAACTATACCAGCAGGTTCTTCATTAGAATTGTTATCTGGTGGAAAAGTAGTATTACAAGCGACAGACGTTTTAAAAATTGATTGTTCTGTATC